CTCAAGATAAAGAACCACCTGCAGAAGAACCCGCACCAGCCGAGCCGGCAAAATCCACAATGACCAAAGATCAAATCAGTCAATGGATCAGTAGAAACAGCGAAGACCATGCGGTACTAAAGGCCGCACTGGACGCTATCAATGCGGTCAAAGGTTAATTGAATATGAAAAAAGCTCAAATTAAACGTATGTTCTATGTTGCTGGAACGCTTCAGGACAAGTTAACCGAAGGTGTCTGGGACAAGGTCAAAGGTGCCACCAGCAAAACCAAAGCAACCGCAGACAAATTAATGACGTCTTGGAAAAAAGCCGGCAACCCATCTGACAGTGGCAAGGTAAAGAAAATCATGCAACAGGCCGGTGTAGATGATGCTATTATTGCTTCGTCAATGAAAGCTGTTGATGGACAACCATCTCAACCCGCCGCTTCGGCACCGGCACCTGATGCTCAACCGGTTGCCACAGTGGATGCACAAACACAGAATTTTATCCTACAGCTGGTTAATGCTTATACAGCACTGACACCAGAAGAAAAACAACAAATAAAGAAAGAGTTAGAAGATGCGGTCACTGCCAGTGATGTGGGCAACAACGTGGTCAAGGCAACCAACGAAAGCAAAAAGCTCTCAAAGAGAGTAGGCTAATGAGCACCAGTTTGTTTGAAGGCGGCAACGTATTCAAAGACGGCAACGGCCGAGCAGTAACACAACGAATCAATCAGACTGATGTGAAACCCACCCTGGCCTGGCTGGAAGAAATGTTGCCCGGCCTTGATCTACAAAACAATACACTTGGGTCCACTGGTATCAAAGATACCTCGGGTGATCTGGACATTGCAGTTGACACCAAACAACTGACCAAAGAACAACTGACAGCACAGCTTACAAGCTGGGCTCAAAGCCACGGGTTTAAACCTGAAGACTGGGTCAAGAAAACCGGCGCCGCCATACATTTTAAAACACCCATCAATGGCAATCCCAACAATGGTTTTGTACAAACAGACTTCATGTTCCTTGACAACGTGCCTTGGTCCAAGTTTGTGTTGGGTGCCATGCCTGCAGATTCACGTTATAAGGGCCGCGAGCGCAATGTCCTAATGAACAGTATTGCTAAAAGCATGGGCTATAAGCTAAATCAACTTGCTGGCATTGCTGATCGCACTACCAACAAACTGATCACCGATGATCCAGATCGTGTGGCCAAGCTCCTGTTGAATCGAACCGCAACACGTCAGGACCTGGCCAGTGTAGAAACCATACTACAAGCACTCAGCACAGATCCCAACCGTGACGCCAAACTGGCAGACTTTCGAGCTCACATGGAACGTGAAGGGTTGCCTTTCTTGGAAGATACCATGGAAAGCCGAGACCTTGCTCCTGTTACTGGATATACCGAAGTCAACTTCTTGGCCAAGTTACGTGATCGTATTGTGAATCAAGGCATGCGACCCTTGATTGAAACCACCCTGATGGAAGCCGAAGCACGCATTCCACACATTGAAGACCTGGTATTTGATCGCGGTACCCGTGGCATTGAAGAGGCCATGGCCATAATAAATCATGCTGCTGAGGACACACGCCGGCACACCACAGTCAAGTGGGATGGTAAACCGGCCATTATCTGGGGTCGCGATGAACGTGGCCAGTTTGTACTCACTGACAAAAGCGGATTTGGTGCCAAGGGCTATGAAGGACGTGCCACCAGCATACAACAACTGGCCGGTATCATGCAACAACGTGGTGGCGATCGCGGCGAACTGATTGGCATCTATGCTAAATTGTGGCCCTTGTTAGAAGCCGCAACTCCCAAAGCATTCAAAGGCTATATACAGGGAGATCTGCTGTATGTCTCAACTCCGCCGGAAGTGTCAGGAGCATATGAATTCAAACCCAACTTTGTAGAATATCGTATTCCGGCCGCAAGTCGTCTAGGACAAGCCATTGGTGCCAGTGAAGTAGGCATTGCCGCACACACCAGATACAAAACTGCCGATGCCACAGCCGAGCCCATACATCATATTGATCTCAACAAGGTTCCTGGACTCCTGATCATTGAGCCCACAGTCAAAGACATCAAAAATGTCACACCCAACAAAAAATTGGTTCAACAACTGCGTCAGATAGTCAGTCAAAATGGCGCCGCCATCAACGGCCTGTTTAACCCTAGTGAACTTAGAACCGCACAGCTCAGCGACTTGCCGGCCTTGTGCAAGCGTTATGTCAACTCTAGAATTACCACGGATTACACCAACCTGTTGTCAGACTTTGGCGTCTGGTTACAACAAACAGTGACCCCACGCAAGTACAACAACATTGTGGAATACCTACAAAGTCCCAGAAGCAACATGGATGGCATCACAGCGGCGTTCAGTGCCTTTATGTTGTTGCATGAAATCAAGACTGACATGCTGGAACAGCTGGATCGTCAAGAGCCCGGACACGAAGGTTGGGTCCTGGCTACTCCTGCAGGACGTGCCAAACTGGTAAATCGCTTTGGTTTTAGTGCTGGAAATCGCATTTTAAACAACCCCAATTTGGCCGCCTAACTCTTAATTTTTACCTGAAATGGTAAATACAAGCAGACCCATTGAGGTCACATATTAAGGAGATTTAAAAATGGCTTATATTACTAAAGTTTCTGGTGGTTCACAACCAGTATTTGCATCCGACGTTTTAAACGGTTCAATTGCACAAAACGCAAACATTGCTGCACAAGGTCCAACTAATTTTGCTGGTCCTAAATTAGACTACTTCTCTGTTGTTGCTAACGCTAGCGTTGCTTCACAAGGTAGTGTTAATCAGTATGTTGCTAACGTTATCCAAGCTGTTCAACAAACAGCTACAGTGGCAATTTTCCAAGTTAGTCCAGATGCTGTAACAATGAACTTTGCTTTATACCCAACTGGCGCTTTTGCCAACACTTCAGTATTCGTTGCTGCTGTTCAAACAGCTAATGCGACTATCGGTGTTCCAACAGCTAACGTTTTCAATTCTGCAACATTCACAGGCACATACTCTTAATTTTTAAGAGTTTTAAAAAAAACCTGCTTCGGCAGGTTTTTTGTTGACTTGTTTATTGTAGTTAAATACTAGTATGGCCGTAGATAAAATTACAGAAGTAACCATATTTGAAAGTCCCGACGGTGGGCGCACTGTGTATGCTCGTCGCCCTGGCTCTAGCAAAAGAGAATTGTACAGTCAGGATCCTGAGCTACAACTGGAACTGGCAGAACTAGAACGAGAAAAACGTTGGGTTGATATATTTGGAGCCCGTAAGTCAAATGCAGAACTTGATCGTCTGTGTGAGCAGATAGAAATACTTTACGAATTGAGTCGGAAAGAACAATGAAATACATTTGTCAAACCCTATTTGATATCACACGCACCGGTGTCACCGGACACTGTAAATCTTCACGTATGCCGTTTCAAGATCGAGCAGGACAAACTATTGAAAATGAAGAATCCTGGAATCGTAGCCGTAATCAACAACGCAATTGGGAAACACTGACACAAATTTTAAGCCTACGCACACAGCTATTTCTATTGACAGATCCTGTGCCGGACCTAACCGGCACACGGTGGATGTTTGAATTTGAAACTGAATCCGATGGCATATATGGATCCGAATCAGATCCTGTGTCAATCCTGCGATCGGATGCCAACGGAGTTCCCATGTTGCGCGAGCTCAACAACGATCCTGACATTGAAAATGTGTTAATTACAGAAGGTGCCAGACAGAATATTTGGTTTGCGCCTATTTCCATAAATACTTGATGGAGATCATATTATGACCGTTGAAGCCACAGATATTGAAAAGAAAAGCCTAGAAGCTCACGTGGAACTGTGCGCCGAACGATACAATGCACTCGAAGACAAAATGAGTACAATGAGCGAAAACATTGCTCATCTTTGTGCCATGGTTGCCGACGTCAAATCCAGTGTCAGCAAACTGAGCGAAAAAAGCACAGATAGACTAATAGGATGGGGTGTAGGAATCATTGGGTTTTTAGCAGCTTCAGTAATATATCTTATTTCCCACTACGTTATTAAATGAAGTCAGACCAAGATTTTGAACGCTTGTTTCGACAAGAATTTCGCGATATCATGCCCAATACTATTTGGCAAAACGATGCAGGTGAATACGAAGTATTTGGGCACTATCGCATACAGGCAGCACGCCCAGGATATAGAGTATTT